GCTGTAACGGTAACCAACGACTCCAAATCCGTCACAATTACGGGAGCTACACTTCTTACCAATGGAATCCAGGTTGGGCGACGCCTGGACTTAGGCGGGTCAAGTTTGCGGTACAATGTGGATACGATTACAGGAGAAACAACCTTAACCACTGACATTAAATACGACGGAACCTCATCCGCTGTCCAATCCTATAAAATCTACGGGCGTGATGAGTACAATCTCCCTGCCCAAGTAGGAAAAGTCGCCTTCCTTTGGCATGAATATTTTGGCTCTCCGTGTGTCTTAAACTATCATCCATCCTTTGATTTCCTTGGGTGGGGAACGCAACTGACTAATGAAGGTACTCCTACTGACTACTGGACTTGGACAGAGGATATGGTGCTTAGACAGCCAAATGCCGCCTCAGTTGTCCGTATAGCAAGTTCATCGGCTTCTGATACAGCGAAGGATGTGATTGTGTACGGGATAGTTTCTGGATACCCCGACCAAGAAACTATTACGACCAACGCTTCTGATGGGACTACGGCAGTTTCAGGTTCTAAATCATTCTCTAAGATTGAGAGGATAATCAAGGATGCCTCAACTGTAGGGCGAATTACCTGCGATACTAATACTGCAAAGGTAATTGTAGCTGTCCTTCCTGCTGGTGACGGCACGGCAGGAATCTGCTACCAAAAGGTTCGCCTGTGGCCTACCCCTGATGCGGTATTCCCAGTCAACATCTGGTACTACAAAATGCCCTGGCGTTTGGTCGGAGATGATGATGTGCATGAGTTGGGGCAAGATTTTGACGAAGCATTGATTCTCTTATCCACAGCTAAACTCCGTTACCAACAGTCCCAGAAGGAAGGGGACAGATTTCTCTCTCTTTATACCGATGAGATTAAGAGTCTACGAAAGGTAAACGCTGATAAGCTAGACTTCTTAAACACCATGAAAAGTAGGGAGCAGTCGGGCAGGTATCACGGGGGTGTGCATCCCCTAGTCGGCTATCAGCAACTAGGCAGTCAATATGGAAGGAGTTCATTTTAGTGGCTGGAATTGATTTCTTAAGTCCATCGGCTAGTGTCCCTTATCGTAACAATGGAGGGGGTCTAAACACCGCTGGTTCTCCCACATCTCTCCAAGATAATGAATCTTCCGAGTGTCTTAATGTGGACTTTGACAAGTTTGGGTCAGTTAAGAAACGTGGGGGTTATACGGCAATCAATACCACCGCTTATAACTCAGGTGCTACTTGGAACGGGCTCAAGTGGTTTGAGAAGTCGGATGGAAACTCATATCTAATAGGTGTCTGCGGAAATAAACTAGTTTCCGCAACCTCAATCTCTCAAACTGCAACTCCGTTCACAGATAGAACGGGTGCTTTAACCCTTACCGCAGGGAACAATAACCATGTCTCCTGGGCTATTCATCTTGATACTGTTCTTGGCACGAACAATGTAGATGTCCCCTTTAAGTGCGTGGGTTCTTCCGCAGGAGATGTTATGACGGTTCCGACGGGATTAACCAAGGCAAAGTTTGTCATAGTGTTTAAAGGTTACACTATCCTAGCCAATGTTACAGTCTCAGCTACAGCTCATAAATCACGTCTTTATTGGTCAGCTATTGACTCAATCTCCACCTGGGATGATGCGGACTTTCGTGGACTTGGAATCAATGATGGGCAAGAAATCACAGGGATAGCGGTTTTGGGAGAATCCCTAATCGTGTTCAAGAACCGTTACATCTGGGTCGGTGCGTTCACAGGCGATTCTGATATTCCCTTTGTCTTTGAGAAAGCCCGCTCCACTGTCGGAGCTATAGCAGGATGGTCGATTCAAGAGGTAGAGAATGGTCTGGTATTCCGCTCCTATGATGGATACTACTACTTTGACGGAAACAACTCATTTAAGATTTCGGACAAGATTACCCCCAACCTTGACGAGTTTGCCTCATCTCGTTACAAGGATGTTCAATCCATCTACTATCAGAATAAGAATATGTACATATCTTCTGAAACATTATCAGGGGGAACCTCTCACAATCGAAACGTCGTGTGGAACTCTATGAACAATGCTTGGAGTCCGTACACTGGAATAGCCGCTAACTGCTTTGAGAGAGTATTTGTTTCAGGTAAGGAGTATATCATCTTTGGGGACTACTCTGGGTACACCTACCTCATGGATAACGGCTTAACAGACTATCCCGCCAACGCTGCTACAGCTATCAATGGGTACTACTACTCCAAATGGTTCGACTACGGAGATATGGTATCTAAGAAAGCAGTTCCTGAAATGGCTATTTATTATCAATATTCTAATTCCACTCTAACATTTGCGTACTCTTATAATCTTGAGTCGGCAGATCAATACTCCTCTGCATTTTCAATGTCAGGAGGGTATTCTCTCTATGGCACAGCGATTTATGACACAAGTACCTATGCAGGCGTTGGTGGAGCTGTCAAGAAACGCAACCTGACGGGTCAGGGGCGTATGTTCAGGGTTGGCTTCAAGAACAATATCATCGGAGAAACATTCACCATTGACGGGTTTGGTGCTGTTCCGCACCTTACAGGGCTATGAGACTAGGAAACTCTCTTGTACTCAACGAAAATCAAGACTCAAAAGAGCAGATTAGAATACTACAGACTCAGCTTAACAAGCTCTATACTTTAGCCCAAGGGCGTATCTCTTTTGGAACTGGTGTTGACGGAGAAAATGGACAGAATATCTCAGGACAATTTCAGACTTATGTTTCCAATGCTACTCCGAATACAGAGGACACTCTCGCTCACACTATCGGCTCAATTCCCCTTGGCTACATTGTTCTCTCTCAAGACAAAGCTGGTTCGGTTTATCAACAGGCGTCTACAGGAACTGCTTGGACAAAGAGTGCAATTTACCTTAAGTGCTCCGTAGCAAGTGTGACATTTTCATTGTTTCTGGTTAAAAAAGGTTCTATAACAGCATAAGGAGAATAAAATGCCTTTAGTATCCAAACCAAACACTCCAGCGGCGGGGGGAGTAATCATTGCGGCTAATACAAACTCGAACCTGGACACCCTCTATAACCTGGTCAATGGACTCCTTGACAAGGATAATCTATCTGCTACCGCTGGTATAGTGGATACTCAGCTTGCTCAACTCTCAACAGCGTCTAAAGTAAGCGGTACTGCCATTACAGGGCTTGCCTCGCTTCCGAGTGCGGCAGGGGTTATTCCTATAGCGAACCTTGCTACAGGAACTCCTACTGGGGCTAAGTTTCTAAGGGATGATGGTGCGCTTGCAGTTCCCGTAGCGACCTCTAAGATGATACTACAGAGTATTCTAACTCAGAGTTCTGCCGTAGCTCAATCGACTGGAACGGCTATCTATGATGATACAATTCCTACCTTGACCGAGTGTCCTGTAATTGCCGCACTCAATACAGCCATTACCGCTTCTGGAGCTACGAATACCTTAATCATAACTCTTACACTTAACCTGTCTCAAGATGCTTCTAACAGTGAAACGGTTGTGGCGGTTTTTTTGGATGCTGGAACGGCGGCTATCTGTGCTAACGGATGGTATATTGACAATGCTGTGAGTGACCAGCCAACCTCATTTACCATGCAGTTCTCTATATCAGCAGTAGACACTAATGCTCATACATACAAGGTGGGGATTGGTGGTGTATTAGGAGCAGTAGTCACCCTTAATGGTGTTGATGGTGTAAGAAATCTTGGTGGTGTGTGCTATTCCTCCATGAGGATAGACGAGGTTAAAGCCTAATGAATAGGAATGAACTCTTAGTAGGACTCCTTCTTACCCTTTGTCTCACTCCATTCATGGGAGTAATGGGACTATCAGCTCTAGTCCTCTGCCCCCTACTTTGGGCTCTCTCAGGTATGCAGGGGCAAGATAAGATATGGCGCAGGTTGGGAGTGCCTTTAGTCTGGGCAATTTGTCTATGGAGATGGCAGGCGTTCTTGGTGGTTCCCATAGGATTCGGATTCCTATGCCTAGGCTACGGAATTCCCGATAAAACTGACCAAGGTTCAGCCCTTGGGAGATTCTTCTGGAAACTTACAGGTGGTAATGTACGATTATCGAACATACTAACCAGAGGGGTCATTTACACTGGATTAGTCATTCCATTCTTAACAGTAATATGGATTTGGTAGAGGAGCTTGTAAAAGTCTATGAACAAGAAGAATGGTGGCATAAAAAGAGACTTTCCCATGAAGAAGCGGTTGAATACCACTCCAAAATCATCCGAGACGGGAACTGCATCACAGTATGTGACGGCAACATTCTCGTATCCTACTGTGAGTTTTTCAAAGCGCACGGAGTCTGCTATGTTAAAAATCTATGGGTACGGGAAAACTATAGGCTAGGCAGAGCTATTCAACAGATGAAAAAGAGGCTCTTTGAGGTATGTAAGGATTGCAAAATATTCTTGGGAGAACGGCAGAAACATGGTGGAATTATAGAGTTTAAGATGAGAGGATAAAATTATGGGTGGCGAGAAAACGACAGTTCAAAACACGACTCAAGCAACATCTACTCCGACTCCGACTGCTGAGGAAACAGCACTTAATAAGTTAGATTTGGAGAGGCGACAGGCTTCCCAGAGCGGACTCATGGCTTCAGACCAGGCGAGCCTTGATTTAACCAACGCCTTTCTTCGGGGACAATCTCTACCTGGCTACTTCGGGGGTCTACCTGGCGGGATTTCACCCGATGTAACCACGGGGATAGTCAATAACTCCCTTAGAGACTTGAACACCCAAATGGCTAAGTCGGGGTCAGGGACATTTCTTGAGTCCGGTGCTTCGCAGTCCATAGGGGCTAGGACAGCAGGGGAAATCAGGATGAACGCAGAGGAATTTAACCTAGGTCAGCTTCTCAATCTCCTCAATCTATCCATTGGCTCCCCCGCACAAATTCAACAACCCATTAACCAGAACGCAGCATTGTACTCCAGCCGACTAGCGGGGCTTAGGAGTACGACTTCAACTGGGACAAATAATCAAACTACTATTGGAATGAATCCGTTCTTGAAATCGTTTCAGCAGAGCGCAGGGCAAACATTAGGAAGTCCATCATTTTCATTTGGAGGCTTTGGATTCTAATGGCTACTTATGGACAGAAATTTGGACAGGCAATAGGTCAAGGAACACAAGGAGCTGGCGATATTATAGCCCAACTTCTCCAGTTGGTTCAAAAGGTTAATCCTGTTAACTTAGGTCAATCCACAGCCACGGGAATTTTAGGAACAGAGGTTGGGCAGAACCCCATGCAGAACATCATGAGTGAAGTGGCTAAGAAGACTTTAACCAAGCGGCTTACTGCTCATGCGGAAACTACTCCTGATGAAGTTTTAGCTAGTTTTGTTGCACCGAAAGCTGAAAGTCCTGGGGTTTCACAATCGCCTCCCCAAGCTCCTGAAAGTGCTGGATTAAATCCATCTACTATGGAAGTCAGTCCTGGTGAGATTCCAGCACCACCGGAGTCACAGAAAGCCCAGTTAGGAAACATTTTGTCTCGTCTACTTAGCTTCATAGCCACACCCAGTTCCTCACAAGATGGAGTTTACAAACCTGGGACTTCATTCGGAGGACTTATTCAAGAATCAAGTGCAAATGCCTTAGCTGGACAACAAAGGGTATCTTTACAACAAGAACCTAAAAAGGAAGCCCTAAAGTTTGAACGTGAGAAACAAATGGAATTATTCAAGGGGCAAATAGACTTAGAGAAGGACATCTCCAAGCAAGGCTTAAAGTTTGATTACGACACGAAGCTAGAACAACTAAAGTCTGGGTTAAAAGGAAATGAGTCTTTAGCCGCAAACCAAATCTTTACAAGTGACTTATCTAACCTTGTAACTGCTTGGGATAAAGTTCCTATCAAAGCTGGAACATTCGGGCTTGGTGGAAGATTGGGTGGAGCATTAGCAGGAGCGAATATCGGTTCTGAACAAGTGGCTGAGTTCGAGGCTCAATCAAACGCACTCCTTTATTCTGCGGCATCCTCTATCGCCAAACAAGAAGGGCGTGCGATAAGTGACGCTGATATTAAGCGTGTAGAGAAAACAGCGGGATTTAAGATTACTGATTCTGAAGAGAAATTTAACGGTAAGGTTCAAGCCTTGCTTAATCTCATGAGTTCGAGAGGGGTACAAGGACTCCCTAGAACCGCCAAGCAGTTTAGGGCTTTGGCTAAAAAGCAGGGTAAGACTCAAAGCGAACCAAATAGAGTCGGAAAGTATACCTATGCCTAACCTAACATTCACCGACCCACAGGGTAGAGGTCTAACTGTTAGTTCCCTTGATGGTTCAGTTCCCTCTGAACAAGAACTTGACCAGATGTTTAGTCAAAAGTACGGGAACGTATCCCAACCTGAATCTATCCAAACTTCTGAATCCCTTGGGATAGAAAAAGGTCAACTTACTTCACAGGAGAGATTCTCCGGTGGATTTCGCTCACCTGAAGATTTACAGACCAGGAGAGATACTCAACGCCAGGCATTAGGTGTTGAAGAAGGCACTCCCCTTGAACCAACCGGCTTCAACATGCAGAATCTCCTTGATATGCCAAATGATGTATTGGATATGGTAGGCCCAGCTTTTCCAGCATTGGGGCAACTCTTTGCTGGATTAGGAACTGCGGCTCTTACCGCACCAACCGGCCCAGGAGCGGTAGCTTCAGGGATTGCCGCTGGAACAGTAGGCTCTGGATTTGGAGAGGCTGTACGCCAAGAAGTAGGAAAACAACTCTTTGGATTTGAGCAGGGGTCAGCTAAGTCAAGATTGGGACGGGTCGCACTTGAGTCTGGAATTGGAGCTACAGGTGAGATAGGTGGAAGGATAATCAACACCGCACTCGGTCAAACCAAGCGTGGAATTATTAAAGCCGCAGAGAATATGTTTAAAACTCAACGAATTGACAAAGCTCTGCAAGTATTGGGAAAGATTGCCCCTGACATTGACCCTGAGAAAACGCAGTTCGCCATCAACTCATTGAGGCAGGGTGATAATAGAGTTCTGGATAAGACTTTCGCAGAGGAAGCATTTGCTTTAGACCATGCTAGAAAGGTTTTATACGGGGGAAAAGAGAGTTCAATAGTAGACCATATCCACTCTCTTGGTAAGTCAGCACAACCTGAGTCTGTATCTGCATTGATGAAAGAATATGCAAGTATTCCTGAGGAAATTACCACTCGCTTGATGAAGAATAGCACTCCTATAGCCTATAAGAATCCAGCGACTATCAATAAATTGGCAGAAGGTGTCTCATCGAAACTAACCTCCGCCAAAGACTTTGAGATGGAAAGGTTCGGAAAAGTCCTTGATAGTTCAATGAAAAAGTATGGGAACAGGGATGTTCAGCTTACAGACATAAACGCCCGATTCATAGAAAATGCCAAGAAAATAGGGGTTTTGAATCTTGACGGAGAAATCACACCTGAGTTCAGCGGAACATCTATTGGCAAGGTCTATCAGGATTTCCTAGAGAAATTCGCCTCCAAGGGTGAAAGAGACTTAACCAAACTAAAGGGGGAACAACTAGCTGAAGCTATTTCCGGTAAGAGAGTTACCCAGTATATCCCTGAATCTCAATTCAAACTATCCAAGCTATCAAACGATTGGAAACGGCTTAAAAACTCGATTACAAGGGATGTATTTCAAGCCTTTGAACCCAAGGTCACATTTCCTCTTGCTCAATACTTTGATGAGGTCACGGGGCGCATGGCTAAGATAGCTAAGATGGATATAGCCAACAAGCGTTATGGAAACTTTATGCGTCTCTATAGACCTATTGAGGAAAAGACCGCCACAAAGGTCGGGTTCAATAACTTCCTAATGAGCCTTGACGATACCAATGTGCTTCAAAATGGAGTGAGGGAGTTCGAGGGTTTGCTTCCAAAGAAGTCCATGACATTCTCAAATGATATTCTAAACTTTAATGCTGTGCAGAAACTTCTTCCATTTGACCAACCCGTAGCCCGTTCTGCAATAGCTGAACGCCTGGCTTCATCTATGGACAATATATTTGGGACAAGTTCTTCTCAAAAAGGGGCTCAACAGCTTATTAACCGAGTCATTGACCCAGGGCTTCCGAAACATCTTCAAATTGAGAACTTGGCTAAAATCCATTCAGTAGCGAAGTCCTTGAATAGATCGGCTATTTCACTCCTTAGAGCAAGATTCTTAGCAGGTGGAATTGGGATAGGGGCTTTACTTGCTGGAAATCCTCTTGCGGGTGTAGCCGGTGTCGGAGCTGGATTGATTCTACAAGACCCTAGGCTATTTCAACAAGTGTTAAAGAGGTCTGTTGGGTCTGCCCCTGGATTTCAGGCGGGGTTAAAGGGGATTTCAAACGCAATCCCAAGTGGAGTTCCAAGAGGTTCAGAACAAGTCATTTCAAATCTAATCAGACTTGCTAATCAGAATGGTCAGAATCCTTAAAGAAATCTGATATACCGCCTGAGATTATCAACACTAGGAATATAATACATAAGAAAGTTATCATCTTCCTCTCAGCTCCCTTTTAATTGTTCTTACACAATGCACTTTAGATTGCGACTGCCCAAATAGAAGCACCCGCTTCTCCTCTAACTCAGGAGGAGCTTCTATCGGTCTCCTTCTCTCAAGAGTGACCCTAATATCATGCTTACGCCGTTCTTCAGCGATTTGACATCTAACTTCTTCAAGTCTTTCCACGCATTTTCTCCATCAGCTTGTGGGAATAGTTACACTTGTGCTTAACGTACTCATGGTAATCCCCTGTCTTAAATGTACAATGAGGACACTGCCAACGCATAGCTCTTGGGACTTTCACTTTAGAATCGTTTCCAGCTTTTCTTTTCTGCATCTCCATCGCCCTCCTACTTTGAAGAATACTCTTATCTTACCCTCTTTAATCCATCTATAGATAGTCATGGGATGGACTTGTAGATAAGAGGCCGTAGACTTTACATCCATAAGCTCTACTGACAGTTTGTGCAGACGCATTTGTATTCTAGCCCTTCGTCACTACGGGTTGTCCAAGTCTCACACGCCCTACACTTCTCACAGGTCGCACAGCCGACTAGGAATAGAGAATAGACGAGAATGATAATTATGGGTATTCTCATTGTATACTTTCGTATATAGTTTTGTACGTTATCATACAAAGCTCTATGTCTCATAGTTCACTCATTAGTTAATAGCTTGCTGTCATACAAACTATGAAATTCCCCTTGTTGTAGGGTAACTCTCATTCTCTCATCTTCCCTATCACCATCCCCACCACCGATACCATAGCGAGGATAAAGGCGGCGAGTAGAATGGCGGTTGATATTTCTGCTATGTGTGACCAGTTCATACCCACCTCCTACTTTCTCCTATTTTAAAATTAACCACCCCATAAACACCGCTATCGCAAGATATGAAAACCCAACAGCTTTACTCTCGGTTTGAGAAATAATCCCAATACATATTGCAAAAACGAGAAGATAAAACCCCTTCATCCTACTTTCTCCTTAAGTTTCTGATGGCCTGGGCTATATTCTCATGTTGGCATATATCTAATGCGTTGTTTTCAAGTTCATCAGCCACCTTCGCGTCGTCCTCATTCTGCCTATCCCTGCCCTTTTGTTCTGCGAGAGTGAGGGCGAGAGCAATACAATTCTCACAGGCACATCCTGCACCTGAAATTGGGTTGTCTGGTATCCCGATTTGATGAGACTCCAGACCTGTTATAATATGTTCTGATGGGCATTTCTGAATTATCTCTCTCGCCTCTTTCATCGCTTCCTTAGTGGGTTGGGTCATTTGCGTATCCTCTCTAAGACAGTTAAAGCGTGTTCTCTGCTCCATGAATCGTTTGCTTCTAATAATTCTTTCAATCCTTCCTCCGCTATCTTCAGCTTGGCGGTGAGTGAGGTTATTTTTTCTTGAAACTGCTTAACTATTAAATCGTGTTCTGGCCCCGCCTGGGCTTTGAGTCTTTCTATCTCTAGGTTGGTCATACCTTCCCCTCTTTCAGTTGAGGCTTCCTCTCGCCTTTTGTGGTCATTCCGGTCTCCTTCTTTTTCCACACCTACAAGCCATTGTCATAGCATTAATACACCTACTACAAATATCATCACCTCTTAATGGCATATGCCAACACCACCTGTTATAAACATGAATATGCTTCCTCTTTGGCTTAGGTTTAGTGGGGCGGTATAGCTCACATTCACAATCATACAAAGTTCCAGTAACAAGGCATCCAAGTTTTTGCCTATCATTCAAATCTACAATATTCCCGTGAGCTTCTTTGCTATGCCCACAAACACACAGACTCTTTGGCTTACGGGTGGTCATGCTGGCTCTTTCACTAATCCTTTAGCAGACTGTTCAGCAAATACCTTTTTTAGCGGGCCTTCGGGTAATTTCTTCCAGTCGTTTCCGCACTCAATCAAAAGCTGTTTGCACTTATCGTCACAATGCATACGATTCTGGATACCCTTAATACCAAATTCTTCGATACCATCACCGAGCAACATTTCCGTAACGCAATAACAACCACAAACATCACACATTACACCCGCACTAGTTATACTCATCTACTTATCCCCCTGTCTTATGGCTCTACATTTTCTTAATGACATATTTTTACAGATGCCACATTCTCTCTGACCATTCTTTCTGAATTGAAACTTGTGCCCACGCTTGCAAACAACCTTTCTTTTATTCTTGGCCGCAATACCCTCTCCAACCAAAATATTTTCTTTATTAGTCAAAAGACGCAAGTGCCTTATATTCACACACATTGTTGTTCGGCAAATGTGGTCTACAACCAACCCTTTTGGTATTTCACCAAAAACGCCTTTATAGATAATTCGGTGAGCAACAAATCTTCTAGACCGACTAAAATTTATAAGCCCATATCTACCATTTCCACAACCAGGCCATAAAATACAGCTACCTTTTCTCAGAATGTGGTCGGCCCTCTCAACTAAATCAGGTGGGATGGTCATCGCTTCTCCTTTTTGGTCTTTCTTATTCTCGATGGCAGGATTGGAACAGTTAAGTCTGTGGGAATAATCTCGTAGATACCTTCTTGGGTAGCCACCATAAGTCTCTGCGGATACCAGAGCTTCTCTTTTCGCCTATAAAATCCACCAAGAGTCTGCATAGCTACGATAGGCTTCTTGAACTCTATGTATTCTCCAACCTTAAAGTCGCCGCTCATTTCTTCTCCTTTTTGGTGAGGGGTTTGAGTTCTATTAAGAATGATGGCTTGGGCTGAAGCAACTGATTGAAGTTCCCACGCATATTCTTATCGTCACACTTCCCCTTCGGCTTAGGCTTGGTCAATGTTCTCTCTTTCCACATTTGCACACCTTAGCACAACCCCTATGACGTGATGGTTCAAGAATCTTACCCATGTAGAGACAATGGTCGTAGATGTGTCTATGCTTCTCCCTATTCTTCCACTTCTTCCTAAACTTTTTGTCGCTAAGAGAATTGACCATTATTGCCACAGAATTATATCTCTTAGGCTTCCGCTCCACATATTCCCTATGTTTAACCTTACAACCTATTACGCCGTAGTAACACTTTGGCTTGGGCTTACTCATTGGCTTTGTCCTTGATAGATTAGGTGAATCATTCTGTATTTTATACAGGTGCTAGCTGTATCTCCGTTAAAATTGACCGTGCGGCGAGATTCTCCCGTTTGCAGTAGCCTCGGTGTCTAGAAGACCGAAGATGCACTCGCATGGTTTGTTATCCATTACGCACGGCTTCATCCTCATTTCTGAGGAATATTTTGACCTATCCCAACGCTGTAAACCACAGGGTATACAGTATTGAGAAAGATAGTGGATATCCACACCCTTGTCGGTCAACTGTCCTTGCGGACAATTCAAAGAGCTAAAAGTTGTGCTTTCTTCTGTTCTTCACGCCATTTCGCCCAACTGTCATCGGTCATCTTCCACTTAATCCAATCAGGGTGTTCGGGCTTAGGCTTGTAGGGGTCTTTGTAGGTACAACACCTGATACAGTATGGACCTTCTTCTGGGCAATCACGAAAGGTGTGAAAGAATAAATGCTCCGAGCAGAAGTATAATCCACAGCCTCTTTCTCCGCCTCTTGGTTGCCCACTACAAACATAAGCCAGTCCTCTGTCTATCACTTTATTACACTTTGGAGAATCACAATAGGCTTTAACGCCATAGCCAATGTCTCTGTTCCAGTTTGAATCAAACCCTATTGACCAGCCCATATCAATCTACTCCCTCTCCTTCTTAATCTTCAACTTGCTCCACAGTTCCATGATTAGCTCCTGTGGGTTAGGTTATTTATTTCATCAGCAACAAACTAGTATTAATCAACAATGCACCAAAAAAGTAGATAGATCGTTTCCAATCACCCTCAATCAATCCCGAAACAATAATGGCGGCGTTGAGAACATAGCAAGTTATGATCCACCCACTAGAAAGTCGCATTAGTCACCGTAAAATAAATCCTGTTTTGAGTAGCAAATATCTTCTTTGGACTTCCCACCCCTTCCAGAGATCCACCAGTTAAACAAGTCCTCTCCAGAACTCCAACGGCGGTAACTCTCAAGGTGTTGTTTGTTCTCCCATAACTTTTGAAAGTAAATCTTGAAGGTTCTGACATAATTGGGGTATCTATCTACCTCATGTTTTCTCATTTTCTTACTCGCCATCGGGCAGAACAAACACCCAAGACGTTTGAACCCCTCGTCATAAAGTGAGCAATAAGGCAACCCCTCTTGTCTTATAAACTCCCACACATCACGATCAGACCAATAGAGAATAGGTCTAACCATCTTCTTACCCTTCCATTGTGAACAAACAGACATGGCTTTTCTCTTAGCAGATTCGGCTTTCCTAACTCCTACCAAAACCACACGTTTATCTCCCCCACGCTCTTTGTATTCCCCACAGCACCATCTATGCTGACGCATCCAAAAACCCTTCTGAACCATGCGTTTTAGCAAGGGTTCTTCTGGGAACTCCCACGCAACGTCAGAATGATATTGCTTTATGAACCTAACAAGTTCTGGTGGGTCAATGGTTGTGACTGAATAATGAGCGTCATACTTAATCCCTCCCATGTTAGCAACTTCCTTTAATACGCAAGAATCCTTCCCACCAGAGAAAGCCAAGTAATACCCCTCTTTTGGCTCAAATTCTTTCATAATCCTAACGCTCTGAGCAACCTTATCCTCTATTCCAAAAAGAGTAGTTTCTTTTAACACCACATACCCGCTATGCTCATAACAACTGAATATCGCTTTCCACTTCGTTACCCCACACATCCCAACCTTCTCGTTTTTGTCTTGCAAAGATGTCTATGCGATTATCGCCAAGAGGTTCAATCATCTTATAGAATCTGTCGGGTTTTTGAGAATGCCTTATATTCTCTGCACTAAACACGGCTGGAATTAAAGATCTTTTAGGCCACATACTAGGTTTTGCCTTATATCCGACAAGTATAAATTCTCCGTTCCACCGAAACCCGTATAGTGGCATACCCGCTGAACGCCCATAGGTCTTTTCCCAAACCATAGTCAGTAATAAATTGAATCCCCATGCCTTTAAAATGGCAGGAGATTCATACAAATACTTCTGAATAGTCCACATAAAACACCAACAGTTTTCATTGGCTATGTCGCTTATTGGCAGCGTTTGAATCTCTTGCATGGACATCATGGGATAGTCCATATTGACCTGATTTGGGCGTTCCTTATGAGTTATCTTGGTTAATTTCCAAGGTGGATCTATCACTATCACATCATATTTCTTATCCACAAATCACCAACCCTATCCCCATCAAGATTCGGATTACTCGTATGTAGTGGTCATGCCAAAAGGTCTGCCTCCCGTCCTTCCAATAGAGAGATAGGGAGAACCATCCATCGGTGATACACCACATACCCGCTATGATTAGGAATTTAGACATTTATCCTCTCGGCGTTTTGGATGCACTCCTGCTTATTATTTTCTTAGCTCAAAAACTTCCTTAAAAGCATAAAATCTTTCTGAGTATCGTTCCACTTGTCCCAACCAATTCCATTACGAATTTCCTCACTTTCAATAAAATCTCTAGGAGCAACGTGGTCAGCCAAAGCCGTCCTGTATTCTTTTTCCGTTTCTTCTTTTTTCTTATCTCGAAAATGGTGACATTTTGCCGCACGAACAAGACTTTCTAAATCTTTAAAATCCATTGGCATCTTTATCCCCTCCCCATTAACCTCTCTGCATTAGAGATACGGTCTAAATTTCAATATCGGATAAAACAATCTCTATTGCTTGACGAATTGCATTTAACCTTGCAGAAAATCCATCAAGAGTATTTACCATGTGTGACTTAATCGGTGCTGGAACATCCTTTGAACAGCTTTCGGGTAATGACCTTTCGTTTCTAATCGGTGTAAGTCTTTTAAACAATGCCGCTAAACCCTCCTCCACCTGCTTTATGTTTCTCTCTAAAACAGTCACGGATGAACTAATCTTAGATTCTGATGATACTTGGCATGATTCATTCCCTATCATTTTGTTCCCCTCCCCATTAACCTCTCTGATACGTTGATAGCTTCCTGTTTATCCTTCTCCCAAAAGGGGTCGTGGTCATACTGCCAAGAGTCTATAGCCCAGTAGACTAGGAGTGCTCCGATGAGTATAAGCACGTAGTCTACAATCTGTTCGGGTTTCATTGCTTACCCTTCTTAAAGTTGCGTCCGAATGCCTCCCATGTGTACAACATGAAGCGCACCATCTCCTTATCATCATTGCAGAATATCGGAATGAAGCCGTACTTCACCATGAAGGTAAATACTGTGCGTACTAACTTCTGTGGCTCCGTCTGTGAGTACGGAACACCTTGCTCCACATCGGAGAGCGTACCCTCGACAATTAGGAACAGCTTACAGTCCATTTCCTCAGCCTTGCGGATCTTCTCTTTATGACGCTCAATATTATCCTCATTGGTCAACGTGCTGTAGAGGTCAGCGATAGTCTTACGCTCGAACATAATGGGAACTTCGCTCAGTTCATTACCTTTCTTATCCTCAATAGAAGCCCAGTAATCTCCGAATGGAAGGCCGACAGTAAGGACTCTTGACACAAGCCCCTGGCAAGGAAATGTCAATGGTAATTGCTCCCTACTGTCGACCTTGATAATCAATTAATACTCCTTAAAACGCCAATTGTGGAACACTATTCTCAGGTGTAATCTTATTCACGCTGAGAATCTTGATGTTCTGGAAGTAGCTCGGCCCGTTGGGATACTTCTCCAAGTCCTTAGCCTTCTTGTCTTTCGCCCATGTACGATAGTACACGAGCTTCCCATCCGTTGCGGCCTTGGCATTGGCGAAGGTTGAGTCCTCATCGGCTCCGCTCTCATAATCAATGCCTGCGGTAAACAGGTCATCAGCGAGTTCCTGTACTGCCTCGTTATCCGCAGGGTCATAGAGCTTATCAATGGAGTCCCCAGGCTCCACAGTGGTCTCCCGCCCCTTCTCATCAGGAATGACATGGATGGCTTCCGCCCTAAGCACTATCCACTCCTTACCAGTCTTCTTCGACACTATCTTATCAAGCGACACCTGACAGACTGCATCACCTATCAGCTTCTTCTTGTTACCGAACTCTTGGTTCTCCTTGGGCACGTAGCCCGACTGCCTTACATCTAGTAACCCCATGTGGTTCTCCTTTGTTTATGTGTGTGCCTATGTGAAAAGTGCCCTAAACTTCTTATAGTTCTCCCCATCATCAACGCCCCAAGCTATCTGTGTCACTTTCTTAAGTGCAGGGGCTTTAGCTCCTGCCTCGATATACTTAGTCCCCTGTGTAATCATAGTCCTTGCTTGCATAGCCCCGACATAGCCGACCATGATGTTGAGAGTATTATCCACTCTCTTAGGGAACTCCGCATCCATCTTCTCCGATATGTCCAGTATCCATCGGTGATACTTCTTGGTCTCATTGTTAGGCTCGGAGAGCTCCTGGTACTTCGTATGGAAACAGAAGAACTTGTGGGCAGGAAGCGGCTCAATATCGCTCAGGAAGGACTTGAGAATGCGCTTGTACTTATTCTGGCCCACGCCATAACCGCCCGCCTCATAGATAGAGTCTGCCTTGGCATCGTCACATACCTTATCTGAGATAAACTGTAACAGTTTGTCGCCTGGGTCAAACGCAAGCGATTCAACAGGGAACTGCTCACTTCCCCAGATACCCGACTGGTGAACCTTGTGCAACTTCTCAACCTCACGCCTAAGCTCATCAAGGTCTCGGCAATCTACCCCATAGGTCTGGATATTGTTGAACTCCCTTGCTAATCTAAGGAAGTAGATGGACTTGCCAGCTTGTGCAAGGAATGTGGACTTCCCGACCTTTGGAGGCCCTGCCAGGATTGTCTTCTGATCTACCCAACGATTAGACGGTTCTTGCGGAACTAGTGTAATGCCTATCTGCTCAAGGGATAACCCCTTGCCCATCTGTGTTATTTCGCTCATCTTCCCCCTCCAGTTGTGTGTGGATATATGTGTAATATTTGTAGTGCTTAAATGCGGACTCGAATGCATCAACACACTGTTCCAATGTCAGCCCCAAGTCCTCATTCGTCTTGAACTCAAACTCATCTAAATCTTTGTCGCATCGGAGAACGGCAAGTTTTTTCCCCACGAATCCGAGTCGCTTGTAGCCTCCAAGTTGGAAAAAGTATTCTGGGTAGATTCTTTTACTGCTTTTAAAATCAATGAGTGTTTCAATCTCAGGCAGGTAGAAATCAGCTTGACCCGTAAGATCGATTGTTTCAGCATTTCTTCTTTCAAGAGGTTCGATAACTTGGATATTGTATCTTTCCTTCCACGCAATGAAGTTCTTGAGCGACTGCTTGACCTCTTGAGTATCTTTCTTCTGCGCCTCATAAACCCCGCTCCTTATGATTTCATCAATCCTATGCCCTATCTTCTGTGCCTTCTTAGACACCGCATTGGCCTCACGCCTCCCTACCTTTAATAACCAATCCGCATACCATTCGGGTTTGAAGAAGTCGATAGACTCGGTGACCCTAATCATGTGTCAACTCATCCGCTTCTTGTCTTCTAAGCACATACCTCAACTCCTCTTCCTCTATGATATGCAGTACCTTCTCCGCTACTTTCTCAGCATTGTTAGGGTATATATCAATAGAGGATAGATAGGAAGTAATTGATTCAATCTGACATTCTCTAAGAGTCTTCATGAGTTGAATGCCTCCATAAACGCTTGTATTCTCGCCTTCTCACCACACCAGAAGTGGTTACGCTTTGTGTTCGACATCTCTTCTATCAAGTTAAGAAAGTCAACTCTATGAGAGCGAACCCAATCATGAGGGATATGCAGGACGAACAGCTCCCCGCACTCGCATTGAAACTGTTCGTGATAAAAGAGGTTCATAGAAACTTTGCCTCATGCTTAATTTGTCTCACATATTCACGTGAATAACCGAAAAATCTTCCGATTTCAGCATCATTTAATCCTTTCTTACTCAATGTCATTATTCTTTTTATTCTTCTTACTTTTGCTGGCTTGATTTGAGAGTGATGACAATATTTTAATCCATATCTTCTTACCCAATGCATTCCAGTGTAGTAACTTATACCAATGCGTAAGCAGTTTTGCCTAATCGTAAGGTTTGGATTCCATTTCTTAATCCTGTGTAAGTTTCTTGTTTCCCAACTTTTTCTGAGTAGTTCAGCTCTTTTTATTCTTGATTCTCCTGCAAGAGAAGGTAAATCAAATTTTGTAATAAGAGAATGGGCGTTACTGATACCGCATTTCCATAATGTTGCTTGTTGTGAATACGATAATTTGGGATTGTAAGTCAGAATACGTTTCAAATATAATTGCCCCTTTGGATTATGGGCAAAATAAACTTTAATTGCTTTTTTTAATTTCATACAATCCTCCTATTCCTTTACCTCAAATGCCGAGTCAAATCTCATATCGGTCTTAAGTAGCACCTGCTCAATAAACTTTTTGGATGGCTCTTCCTTACGATTCAATACTTGACTTACCGTCGGTGCATCAAATCCTATCCTCTCGGCAAAATCCACATGGGATATATTCGCTATCTCAAGGTACTTCTTCAAATTTGGGCTTGCTAGAATCATGGTATATTTCTCCTTTGACATGCCAAGTATAAAGGAAGGCGTTTCCTTTGTCAAGCATTATTTACAGAAATGTTAAACTACCTCTTGACACTCATTTTCCCTTTGCTATAATCTAAGCACCCAAATGTCTAGCAAATATTCCTATAAGCCAGCACTCGGTGGTAAAGCTCTTGACGAAGCTGTCGAATTAACCTCTGATGTTCGTTGTGCCTTAATTGAAGGTCTCGTATACGAACGCTCCGTTATCCTAATCTCAGCAGATGGAGGTACTGGAAAGTCAACGATTGCCGCTAATGTAATCGCTCAAGCTTCCATAGGTCTTCCAGTCTTCAATTCCCTTCATGTACCTTCCCCCTTACTTTCCTACTATATTCCCTTTGAGAGAGGCTCGGAAGAAATCAGGGAACGTCTCAAGCACATCAAAAAGGTTATTAACTATAACTCCGATAATATCCGTATCTTTGAGAACGATTCCTTTCCAATCCCCAACCTTTATAAGGATGAAGACCAAGACTTTCTCCTTGAATCTATAGGAAAAGATTGCGGAGATCGAAAACCTGACATAGTTTTCTATGACCCTATTTATATGGCTGTATCTGGTGGCCTTTCCAATGAAGACAAGGTATCTGTTTTCGTACGCTTCAATGTCCGTCTCATGCGAATGTTCGGCTGTGCTACTTGGCTCAATCATCATACAGGTAAGCAGACTTACTCAGTTACGGGTAATCCTATTGAAAAGGAAGACCCTTATTATGGTTCCTCTTTCCTTAAGAATCACTGTACGGTATCTTACTATCTTAAAGAGAATAAAGAAACTGATGGAACTATCCTAATCCGAAAGAAGGATAATCTCCAGCTATCCTTAAAGAAAATTATCCTCAACTATGAGCCTGAAAGCTATACCTCTTTCATGAAAGATGCTCAGGTTGGACTTGCCGCTTCTGACCGCTTAAAGATAGCCCTTCGGCAGTATGCACAACATAATAAAGAGTTTACTTTTCGTCAATTAGAAGGGTGTCTAGTGGGGGTGTCTACTTCTTGGCTTAGGAGCCTATTAAATACACCCCCCTTTTGCGAAGTTATCCACAAGCGTAAGTCCATAGGTAGCAATACATTATATAGTGTTTCAGGTCAGATTTAGGGGGGGTGTCCTTATTTTTTCATATATATATAGATATAAGTAACTAGACACCCCCCTCAGGGGGGTAGGTATTTATTGATTTAATAACCTCCTGCAATATTACACCCATTAGGACACCTTACCCCGTCATGCGCCTTGTCATGCTCATGGTCAAGCACAACGCATTCCTCTAACTCTTCGCCACACTCAGGACACCGCATGGGCTTTCCTCTTCTTTCTTGCGTACTCCCTGTAATACTGTTGACAGCTTAGACAGTAGTTAGACCCAGGGGTCACCTTGTTTGTATCCCTCTGACATAATCCCTTCTTCTTCTGTCTCTGTTGCCAACGCCAGATAGCAGTCCCTTGCCCTGTAAACTCATCTTGAATCGCTTTGTTTCCCATGCTTAGACCTCCGATCTAGAATAGTCCATATTGCCTGTACTTGCTCCTGTCGCTCTCGCCATACATAGTTGGGCAAGTCCTCGTAATGCTCCTGCATGGCGTTGTTAATCTCTGCAAGGCGGTTACAGAGAACCGAGAGCTGGTTTATTACCTCGTTCTTTAGGTGGATGATATTCTGTTTACTCATAGATAGTCTCCTCCTTGATAGTGACATCGTTGTCACCGGCTACATTCCTAACCCACTCCCAAAACTGCTCCAATGCATCAAGCTCGCTGTCTGTCTCAACAACGAATGTTCCTAGTGACATTCTATACCGCTTGATATGCTCTTCGCTCATGGTGTTCCCTCTCTTTATGACGGTGTTTAAACAGCTTATCCGTCTAGCTGTAATTGGTTGTTATAGTGCTACAGAAATAACCTCTACTTGAATAGCCTTAAGACTAGCTTGGAGCTTGCTAATCCTTTCCGCTGATTCAGCGATTCTTTTCTGCTCTGAGATAATTGCTTGAATAGCACTTTTAATCTCAGACTTTGCTTTCTGCTCTGCCTCACATTGTAAATCAGACAGAACCTCCTTGTTTAACTCTTCGACTGTTCGCATCTATTTCTCCTCTGTTAATCCGAGAACGCTATTAACGTCCTCTTTGACCCCGTTTGTGAAGGCATTAAAAGCCTTCATAGTTTCTGCTGAAAAAGATACTTTTATCTCGTTATAGCCATTAAATCCCTGTTTGGCTAGAACTTTGTCAGCAGTAGAGATTAGCTCATAATCTCCAGTTATTTCCTCTTCTCCCTTATCATTCCTAGAAATTGATAAGGACTTTAATCTTACTCCTCTTATTGCTATGCTCATTTATCCCTCCTTTTGGTTATGCGTTAGTTTTCCCCGCTCCTTATGATAGATCGCTGTTAGCTGGTCTATCCTGAATCGTGCCAGTCCTGTAAATCCTGATAACCGCTCCAATGCCTTGATGAGTTCAGGCTTGGAGTGCGGTACATAATACCGATGAAACTGCCTGAAGGTGTTTACCATGCCCTTAAACTCCTCTCGACTTAGTGATACTATGACCACATATGTCTAATTTGCTATTAGAAGCGATTTAAGACGCTATTACCCCTACTTTTAGATACTGTACTCCCCATTTCTGCGCCTCTCTATGAGAAGCCATCCATAAGTCTATGTGCTTAATGTGGTTAGACTTTGACCCAAATAGAGACTTAGCCCCTCTGTCTAAAACCTCGTAGGGAGCTTTAAAACCCTGTATTATTAGCTTAGTATGAAACGGTAGCCAATTACAAGCGATAGCACCTTGCCTGACCTTATGCCCGCTTGCTGTTATCCCCGTTTCATGGATACAGCAAATTGCACAGCTACAATATGCCGTCACCTTGAATACTCCGAGATTATCTATCCCCTCTGCTCTCGCCGGTGTACAAGAGACTAGAGAAGCTATGAGATAGACTATCACCGTGACAATTCCAAGCGCAATCCAATCCTCTTTTGGTCTGATGAACATAAGACCTCCCTGTTATACTCTCTCTTATTATCCCTTTATCCTCTCGCCTTTTCGTATTCCGTTTACTTATCTTAACTTCCTCCATGATGACAAGCTGGCCAGGCCGTCTTTGTCATATGTGATATATGACTTTGTAATCGACCCATAAAAGCCCGTGTCCTCATTATCCAGCTTGTCCTTTGCAACGGTAAACGCCTTTCGAGCTGTTGGAGCTGTTGCCTCTACTCTCCAAGACTTACTTGTCAAAAATGCGTATGTTCTCATATTATCCCCCTTTATTTCACCTTCCCGCCATTCTTCCCTTAAATAGCAATCCCACTTGAATAATTGCTATCATTCATCGTGCTATCAATCAAATAGACCGAACATCCCCTAGGGTCTGTCTGATGATAGAATTTAAGACCGATTGACTGTGCTAGCTCTCGGCCTTCTTTTTCAAGTCTTACCTCTTTACCATTGTCTCGTTTTTCTTGTGCTCTGCCCCAATCCGTATCAGCATATCCATTACAAGACCGGCAATCAATCGCATTCAATCGCCTTGATATTGGTGCAAGCGATTCCAGAACATACTTCACCCGTTTTATTTTCTCTAGGTTATTTGTCATGCTCCCCTCCTTATTGGTGTTGGTTTATTGGTTAATCCTAAAAGACCTATTAATCCCATCAATAGGTTTTATTTCCTGAATATATCCGCACACGTTTGCGTCGGTTATTAATCTCTCTGTCATGCTAGAGTTTCCTCCAAGAGATTTCATTATCATTCCCCAAGTGTATCCCTGTCCTGGTTTCATAATCTCTCTTAGCCGTTCGTGCAGAGTTTTCAATCTAATCACCCCCTCTCATATTCACTCTATCCATGCTCATAGTCTACAATATAATGTATCTCATGTCAACATTATTATGTAGATATTATTCTACTAACAATACATTACTAATCATCATAACAATATGATTAAATCTCAATTTATTAAAATAGTGCTTGACTCTCAAAAATCTATTCCATAACATTAACCCTATCAACTACATAAAGGATTGAAAAAATGGGCGGTCATGGTTCAGGAAATTTCGCTAGATTAGACCATATTGATTTTGAGGAACTAATCAAAAAAAGTCTTGTGATTCAGTTAAGATTTTTTGATGATCCTTCTATTTCAGATGAAAAGAAAGTGGAATATGCCTCGAGATATTTGGCAAAAAAAGTCGGGGAAAGAATCGAATTACAGATTGAACATACACTAAATCAGCAACAGATTGAACAACTCTATCAACGAATAACTCAGCACTATCTACCTAATGATACAGACCATAAGTCCTGAACTCATACAGCAGGCTCATCAAGATCATATCATCAACGATGTTGAACTACAGCTACTTGTAAACACTATTGAAAGGGAACGTTGCAAGTCTGACCTCTTCTACCTAGCTAACAGTATACTTAACTACCATGACATTGACAACGACATACACCGAGCATTGTGTCTACTAACACAGTCTGTTAATCCGTTAATAGAACGGTTAGCAAGTAGGGCATCTGTTAATAGTCCTAAGAGTACGTTAATAGACCCAAGTATAGGCAGTAGTGGGAGTTATGAGAGTCAAAAGTCAGTCGGGGGGTGGGGGGGGGGAGGGTGTGAGGGCGCTAACCCCTAAACAAAATTTCATAGAAAATTTCACCCTTCCTAACATTGATTCTATTAACAAGCTGAGACACATGGATGTGCCTGGGACTTCGGAAAAGGTTTTGCAATTTGTTCCAGAGGCACGCACCAGACTCTTCCTGCTATTCCGTGGGGCGTTCAAGTCCACCATCATCACCATTGCTCATACGATTCAGCTCATGCTCATATGGCCCGACATCCGCATTCTTATTGCCTCGCATAAGAAGGAAGGGGGGTCGCAGAAGTTTCTCTCATCAATCAAAGACCACTTCATGCGCAACGAGCGATTTCGTGCGCTGTTCCCCGAATACTGCCCCAAGCCGAATCAGGCGGGGCAACTTGAGTGGGGGACATCGGAGCAGGTGACGTTACCCAATCGTTCCTCTAACGCCATCTATCCTGAGGCAACCATTGAGATAGCGGGGAACACCACTGATGTCACAGGTCGCCACTACAACTACCTGAAGATTGACGACATTGTTACCAGAGAATCTGTAACAAATGAATCCATGCTGGAGAAGACGGAGGAGTTCAACGCTCTCCTCACCTTTCTCTTTGACCAGCCTGAGTGGGGAGTGGCTGACTACTCAGGCACTTGCTACCACTTCGCTGACCTCTACAGTTCTCTCCGTGACTCAGACCAAATCACCAAGTTCATCCTGCCCGTGTGGGACAAGGAGCATATCCCCATGGTTCCTGAGCGTTACACCACAAAGGGGATTGAGGCGATTAAGAATCACCCCAGCATGACAAGTTTCCAGTTCTCCAGTCAATTCGAGATGAATCCTGTTCCTGAGGAAGACCAAACATTCCGCCCTGAGTATTGGAAGATGCCTGGGTTCTACTATGACAAGTTGCCTGGCAATCTAAAAGTCGGGGTCTTTGTTGACCCAGCGAACAAGCAGAGGAAGGAGTCGGATTACACCGCTCTCATGACCATTGGAATTGATGATGTGGGCGATTGGTGGCTCATAGACATCATAAGGGATAAGTTAACCCTTGACCAGAGAGCCAAACTTGTCCTTAAGATTCTGCAACAGAATGAGATTCACAGGGTCAACTACGAATCAGTCGGCTTCCAATCCTCTGATGTGAAGTCTATCAAGGAGATGGGTAGCCAAGCCGACTGGTCTATCAGCGTCAATGAAATCAAGGCGAGCAAGCAGTCTAAGGAGGACAGGATTCGTGGGCTCCAATACCTCTATGAGCAGGGGAAAGTCCATTGGCCCCGCCGTTACAAGTATTTCTCAAAGTATCACAATAGAGAGTATGACATGGTAGATGTGCTTAGGAGAGAAATGTGGATGTTCCCCAAATGTGATAAGGATGATCTGTGTGATGTACAGAGCTTCTGCCTGCGTACATCAATGATTAAGGCATCCAAAATGGGTGTCAGGAAGGATGATGACATGCTTGAGGTTCTCATCAACAAACTTGTCCTCAACAAAAAGAGTTCCCCTCATGTCCGTAAGAATGAGATTCCTTATAAGGAGTCCCTCTGGTGAGTGAGCGTCAAACGGGAAAGGTTCTCCAAGCCATAAACTTGTCTCATCGAATCCGCTACATGTTCGCCTCTGGATTCATTGAGTCTGGCTACAACATCCTCGATGCTTGTTGCGGAGTAGGATACGGCTCCTATCTCATGTCCTTATCATCCGAACCCTCAAGGATTGACGCATTTGACCGCTCAGGAGAGGCTATAGAAATTGCTAAGGCAAATTACTATGACCCACGCATCAACTATGTCTGCGAGTCCTTCGAGAATATATCCCTCATCCCAAGTTTCTACGACCTTATCACTTGCTTTGAAGCCATTGAGCATGTTGAGAACCCCAACAAACTCTTGATGAAACTCTCTCAATCCCTTTCTGCCGATGGAAACCTAATCCTATCCACCCCCAACAACTTACTCATGCCCTTTGATAAGCAACTTTATCCCGAACATGTCAAGCACTTCACAATAGGGGAGTTGGATAACCTGCTTTTTCAGAATGAGTTGACCATTAAGAAGGTCTATTCCCAACCTGATAGATGTAATGTTTCCATAAAAGAAGGGTCAGAGGGTCAATATCTGATACTCATATGCATAAAGAGGTAGATAAGGATACACCTGAGCTTCTCGACAGCTTAGGATTCTTTCAAGAGGGATTCAATGTAGTAGACCTGGGTTGTGGGACGGGCTTTGAAGCCCTCTGGTGCTATGGTCATGGGAGGAACATTAACTATTTAGGACTTGATGTTAGGCGAGCTTGCATTGACACCTGTGGAAAGTTCCAGCTTCCGGAAAACTTCGTGTTCAAATATCTCGATGTGTTTAACTCTGTCTACAATAAGGGTGGAAAGATTCTTCCAGAGGATGTTGTGCTGTCCACAGGCAATTCCCATGCGGACTCAATAATCTGCCACTCCCTCTTTACCCATCTTGATTCTGAGAAAGTTGCCACTCACTACATGAGTGAGATATGGAGGATATTGAAACCGGGGGGACTCCTATGGACATCCTGGTTCCTGTTCCCTCCCAACATCGGCTCAGAAGGTTCCATGAGAACTGTATATGGGAAAGAGTTTGTTGCGGAACTTCTCAAGCCCTATCAGGAGTTGATTGCGTTCGGGGGAACCACCAGTGATTACAATAACCAATGGTATGTAGCAAGTAGGAAACTATGAGGATATTTCTTAGAACATTTAATGATAAGATTGAAGATAGATTCTGGTCTAAGGTTGAGAAAACAGATAAATGTTGGATTTGGAAAGGCGCAATCAAAAGAAATGGATATGGGCATTTTATGATTAAAAGAAAATGCTGTTATGCCCATAGAGTATCTTATGAAATTAATGTTAAGAAGATTCCAGATGGTTTAACAATTGACCATTTGTGTCGGAATAGAAGATGTGTAAATCCAATTCATTTAGAAGCTGTTTCTATGGCAGAAAATCTTCGTCGCGGAAATGGATTTTCTGGAATAAATTTTAGAAAAAAAACATGTGTTAATGGTCATGAGTTTACGAATGAGAACACTAAAATTCAGAACAATGGTTCAAGAAAATGTTTAATTTGTAAAAGAAAAATAAGCAGAGAGTTTTCTATCAAAAACAGAATTTTAAATGGAGAAAAGGTTAGAGAATATCACAGAAATTATATGAAAGATTATAGGAGAAAAAAAGTTGCGAATATTATTTAGAAGTTTTTCTGATGATATTAATTCAAAAACTGGAGCGAAATTACCGAATGGTCAGAAGCGAGGAAATCCAGATTGGATTGAATTTCAGAATTTATTTATTGAAATTTTAAAAGATTTAGGCCATCAACTATTAATTCAAAAAGAAAATCCTCTTTTACCAGATGATGTTAGTCCTATAGGCGTAGATAGAAAAATTTATGTTCATAAAACTAAAAAAGATAAGCCAGAAGGTGACTTGTTTTGGATGAATATGCATTTAAGAGAGTTGTATACAGTGGACACCACTGGTTGGGGTGAAGACCATAGCGGAATCAAAGACTGTATCCAATTCTTTCCCCATGAGGATGAGGTAGACTCCATTCAATTCTGCGAGGAGATGTCGGATAAGTTGCATGCCTCTGGTCTTTCTAAGTGCGTACAGGATGAGATTACAGACAAGACCCCTGACAACTTTATCCTAGTCCCTGTCCAAATCCCCCGTGACTACACAATCAAGTGGCATAGCCCAGTTACTGTCCGCTACTTCATCGACTCAATCCAAGCCTGGGCTGTCGAGAACAAATATCATGTCTGCTTCAAGATGCACCCTCACAACACGGGTGATATAGACCTCCACCAATCCATTGATGATGCCATTGCAGGAAGCCGATATGTCCACAAAGTGAAAGGAAATATTCATGAACTCATCAAACGAAGCAGTGGCTTGTTTGTTATCAATTCTGGAACCGGATTCGAGGCTCTTATACATGGAAAACCTGTCGCCACCTTCGGTGCTTGTGATTATAGTAGAGCCACATTCAACGCTGACATCAGGAGACTTGATGAGGCTCGCACTGCGTTATACTCATACAAGGAAGAATTTAGGCGCATAGCTTACAAGTTCGTATTCTGGTATTATCATCGTCACGCTTACTGGCTTCGTGACCCAAGGATGAAGGATAGACTAACCGCTTACATCAAAGGAGTCTTAATATGAGTATAGTTTATGTAGTAGCACAGCAGAATAGTGGAACAATCCTTGAGCGTATCGCCAGGGAAATCCAACAGGTGAGTGGCGGCGACATAATCTACTTCCCTTGCCCTATCCCTCAAGCTGATACCTATGTTGTAACTCATTATAGTCTGCTACCTCATATCGTTATGCCAGGACGCCGAGTGGTCTGTTTCTTCACCCATGAGTCTGTTCCTATTGATGCCTCAATTCTGAACCAATGCGCCTGGATTATCTGCGAGAACGAGTTCAATAAACTTCTCCTCAAATCAAAAGGGGTAGACGAATCCAAACTTGTCTACATTCCTGAGTGTGGAGACAGCGAAATCTTCAGACCGCATGACAGAAAAGAAGACGGGGCTATCCTGGTCTGCGGAACAAATTATCCTGATAAGCGTAAGAACCCAGGTATGATCCATGCTGTCTCAAAGCTCCTCCCGAACAGGAAATTCATTCTCCTGGGAGAAGGGTGGAAGAATGGTTTTGGAAGTAATACAGAAGTTCTGGAGCGAGTCTATCTATCCTATCCCGAAGTCCATGATAGATGTAGTGTCTACTTGTCCTGCTCTAAGTTAGAGGGTGGAGGCCCCAACTCTCTCATTGAATCCATGCACTCCAACCTAATCCCCGTAGTCTCCGATACGGGTAACGCACGTGACTACATAGTCCACGGCTTCAACGGGTACATCTTTCCCTTGGATTCTAAACCTGAGTATGTAGTCGGGCTTATAGAACGGGCTTATGAATTCGATCACAAGAAGAAGTTCCCATTTGTTGATGTCTTTCAAACGGTAACCCACTTAACCTGGCATAACTATGGAGTCCAATGGAGCGAATACCTTTCTCCGAACCAAACATCGGAGATTTAGAAAAAGAGTACGTTAAGAAGGCGTTAGATTCGGGTTGGGTCGGGTCTAAGGGCGATTTTATAGACAAGTTTGAGGAAAAGTTCGCCAAGTATATCGGGGTAGATTACGCTGTAACCTGTTCCTCTGGCACAACCGCTCTCCAACTTGCCTACCTTGCCTGTGGGATGCAAAATAGGACAGTTACAGTTCCTAAAGACACCTTCATCGCCACGAAGAACATGGCAGTCCTTCTCACCCCCAATGTTCATGAGATTGATGGGGACTCCGATACCTGGAACATCAGGCTAAAGGGGCTAACTACAGACTATGTCGTGGGGGTTCATCTGTATGGTAATCCCATAGACTGTGGACAACTCTATCGTTCCCCTTTCAAGCTCATCGAGGACTGCGCTCAATCCCTTGGCTCTCGCCACCGCTGGAAGAAGTGCGGAGCTCATGGTATCGCCTCAACTTTCTCCTTCCACTCCGCAAAGATGATAACCACGGGTGAGGGGGGTATGGTCTGCACCAATTTCAAGTCAATAGCAGACATGGTTCGCCTACTCAAGAACCAAGCCATGATAGAACCTTATAAACACAGGGGGCTAGGCTTCAACTATCGCATGACCAATCTCCAGGCTGCCATGGGTCTAGCCCAACTTGAACGCATAGACGAGTTCATTGACAAGAAGCGTGAGGCAACCAAGTTCTACAATGAGAATCTCTCTGACAAGTTTATCCGTCAGGAGGATACCCCCCACAGCTTCGTAGTCCATTGGGCTAATGCTTATCACCTTACTACTGGGGTTGCTTGTGAGAAAGTCAAGACGAACCTTTTACAAAGTGGCATTGAAACAAGACCTGGGTTTATAGGGGACAATACAATAGTCCTTCCATGTTCTACTAAGCTAACCAAGGAGAACCTTGAATATGTTGTCAGAGAGGCGGATAAGCAAGCGGATTGATGCTGTTACGGGTATCCCTGGATATTACCGTGGGGAGATTCTTCCCGCCCCCAAATCAGTAAAGATAGAACTCAACTCTCGCTGTAACTACAGGTGTAGCTTCTGTGTGCGCTCTATCCGCAAGAATGATTCACAAGATATGGACAGGAAACTCTACTCAAGACTTCTCGGAGAGTTCAAGAACTCCGGTATCAATGAGATAGGACTCTTCTACATCAACGAACCATTCACCTGTGACTGGCTTCCTCAGGCAATAGCAGAGGCAAGACTCATAGGCATTGATTACATCTTCCTCACCACCAATGGAAGCATCGCTACTCCAAGAAAAGTCAGAGCTTGCATGGAAGCGGGTTTAAACAGTCTCAAGTTCTCAGTCAACTTCTTCAACTTATCCCAATTTGTTAAGATAGCCAATGTTTCCGAACACCTCTACCCTACAGTTTTTAAGAACCTCAAACTTGCCCGTGAGGTACGGGACACAGGAAACTATGACTGCGGACTCTACGCCTCCTCAATCGCCTTTGACGGAGATCAGGGTGAGAAGATGAAGGTGATTGTTGATGAGTTTATCAGACCCTTTGTGGATGAGTTTTATTTTCTTCCGTTATATTCAATGGGAGGTGCTAGTGATAATGCTGGAATGAAACCTAGCCAGGGAAATCCAGGTCGTTTAGATAATATGGTTCCACCGCTACCATGTTGGAGTTGTTTTACAGAAGGACATATAATGGTTGATGGAAAACTTTCAGCTTGTTGTTTCGGAAAAGGTATAGATAGTGATGGACTTATTATGGCTGACTTGAATGATGTTGATTTCATGACTGGATGGAATTCAATTAAATTTCAAGAATTAAGAAAAGCTCACTTAGCAAAAAATGTAGATAAAACTGCTTGCGGGAGTTGTGTAAGATGAAAAAAATAGATAGAGATTATTTAATTGGACAAAAATTTAATAGATGGACAGTTGTAAATTCTATAAATCTAAATAGTGATAGGCATCCATCAGTTCATTGTAGGTGTGATTGTGGAGAATTTGCTAGTGTTGATACTGGAAATTTATTATCTTTAAAAACAAAGGGTTGTCGTAAGTGCACTAAAATTAAATTTATTGGAAATGGAAATCCATCTTGGCGTGGTTATAAAGATATTCCTATGAATTTTTTTAGGATTATTGAGGCTGGAGCTATTATAAGAGATATACCATTTCAACTCAATATAGAGCAATTACAAGATTTATGGGAAATCCAAGATGGAATATGTGCTTTATCTGGAATTAAATTAAAGATTTGTGCAAATAAAAACCAGTGCACAGCTTCTTTAGATAGAATAGATTCTGGAATCGGATATACAGTGGAAAATGTTCAATTTGTTCATAAACATATAAACATGATGAAAAATAGATTTCCACAGCAATATTTTTTGGATATGTGTAGTAAAATTGCGAGAAAAGTTAAAATAATTTCTGGAACCGCCTGTGAACACTGTATAGCAGGAACCGCTTAATGCTCAAAGACTTCTTCCACTCCTACAAGAAGGAATCTCTCCCATACCTAATCCTTGGCATGGGGCCGACCTTCTCCGAGCGGAACAAATTTGACCTCACCCAATATGCTACCCTGGGAATCAACAGGGTCGTAACAAAGATTCGTGTGAACCTCTGCCAAATCATCGACTTCTACATAGCGGAGAAGTATCAGGAGGATATTCTTAGGAACTGTGACTATCTGGTTGTCCCCTACTACCCCCACTTCTTCTGTCGCCCATTCCCCGAAGTTACAGTTGAGAAACTAATCGAACTCTACCCATTCATGAGGAAACTTAGTGAGGAAGACCGCCTCCTCTGCTACAACCTATCCACGGTCTACCCCCTCCAAGTAGGTGACTCCCCCTGGGTCAAAGCCAAGTTCTTCTCCGCCGAATCCGCTGTGAACCTCTTAGCTAATTTAGGAGTTAAAGAGATTAGGACTCTCGGAATAGACGGGGGGACAATCCGCTCGGAAGAATTTTCCGACCACGGCCCATCAGACCCCCGTGGTTTTGATCTCCAATGGGAGGGTATATCCAGGTCAATAGGTAGATTCAATCTATCCTACTCCTCTCTCTCATCAACCTATCTTCCCCATCCTAAAATAAAGGAGGCTCTAAATGTTTCAGTATAAGCGTTGGTATGGAGTTATGAGTTTCAATAAGTTGGTCAAATTGTCCAGTGGTTTAAGCGAGGTTAGGGTGATACGAGAACAGGTCACCTGTGACGGGTGGTTCCTGTTCAAATTCATCCCCCTCTACATTCGGTTAAACACAAAATGAGATTTTGTAACCGATGCCAAAAGTATGTCGATGAAAAGCGTACCGTGATTAAGCAGGACATCAGAATATGCTGTCCCAAGTGCGGTATGATATTCTACGTAGTTTCAGACAAGAGGAACCGAGATGAGCAAGGAACAACGCCTCTACGCTTGGGGTAAGTTACCTGATGGTCGCCTGGTCAAGATACCCATTAGGGTAGACCAAGCCGCCTCTAAACTAGGTCGCAAAATGCACCGAGATATAGAGTCCGGTCTATGGCTTTATAAGCAAAAATATGAGTACCAGGATAAGAAGAATCTTGATGAGTCAAAAAAATAGCTTGACTGAGGATAAATTTTGTGCCCATAATAACTGTAAGGACTGAACTTTTTAAGAATCTGGATAGGCAGACTATCATTCGTTTAATAGTCGGTCTTATCCATGCTTTAGGGATAAAGAGTGAAGTCCTAAAGTGTTTGCGTGACTACTGATAATTTAGTGTAGAGCTTAATCTCTCTTAAACTACGTGGGATATCAAGCCCAAGTTGGGGTAAAACCTGACTTGGGTATTTTTTTTGGAGGGTTATGGCAGACCTAAAATATAAAGAAGATGACCTCCTCAAAATTCGTGAGGAAGTTAAGATGTCGGAGAAACTGATAGAGTGTGAACTCAAACCCCTCGTTCAGCGTAATCTTGAGAAGTACACGGGCTTCTATGTTCCTGACCAGATAGTAGATAACTATGATGTAATAATCAATGAGTATTACCCTATCGTCCAATACAATCTTCCCTCCATTTTCTTCCGAAACCCCCGTGCTTTCTTAAAGCCACGCAACAAGACATTCATTGTCAAAGTCCGTGACCCCATCACAGGTGAAATGGTTGAGCAACAGATGGATTCGACCAAATCCGCCAAGACCCAAGAATCTCTCATCAACTACATCATGTCTGAAATCAAGTACAAGAGAGAGGGTAGGCGTGTCTTATTCGACGCCCTCGTAGCCTCCCCTTACGGTGTCATGTGGCATGGGTACAAGGGTGAGTTTGGAATGACAGATGAACGCTCAATCTTTATCCGTAAGCAATCTCTATTTGTGAAGAGAATTTCACCCCTACGTTTCGTCTTCGACCCAGCTGTAACCATCGCAAATCTTGATGAAGCCCGATGGGTGGGTCGCTCTTTTGACATCCCTCTCCAAGACATCTTAGAAGATGAAACTTTGGACATTGACAGGAAAGTCCTAAAAGGAAAAGTCGGTTATGGACAGAAGGTACGGGAGCTCAAACAAAATGGTACTGACTTTGTTGAAACTACTCCTATCGTTAACCGTGTCCTAGCCGACTTTACTTCTGATAAGTTCAAATCTTCCAATGGTTCCCGTTTTGTGACGGTCTATGAGATATTTCAACTCCCCTCGCCCAAAGAATCCCGTGGTGGTGAGAAGGGTAAAGTTTGGCTCCTTACCGATGAGCAAGAGAAGCCCCTTCGGGTATCCAAGTGGCCCTATAAAGCAGAGGGGTTCCCCGTTGAAATCCTCCAATTCAATGAGGTACAGGATTCCATGCTGGGTCTTGATGATTTCTCAACCTATGCTCCATTGGAGGAGCAGAGTAATATTCTCACCAACCAACAAATCGCCAATGCCAAACAGACCAACCTCTCCATGATTGCCGCTTCTAAGGAAGGTCTTGCCAATGAGGAAGACCAGGGGAAGATGAGAGATGGCAGGAACAAGATAGTCCTATACGACTCTGAAAGTGTTCAAGGCAAAATGGCTGTGGTTTCAGCCGCTGGCGGGAACTCCACGGAACTCTGGCAATCGACTCAGTATATTCAGAAGAAGTTGCAGGACATATCCGGTGTCACGGACTTGAAGCGTGGTTTCTTGCAATCAGGAGAAGAATCCGCAACCTCTGTTCAACTCCGTGCGGCTGGGGGTTCTGCCCGCCCCGCTTATCGCCAGGACATTATGTCAGACTTCCTCAAGGCATCTATCCATAAACTCAATCAGTACAACAAGCAGTTCATGACAATAGAGGAAGCTGTCCGTATCATCGGTTCCCTCGATATTCAATGGTCTAGTAACCCCACAAAGGAAGAAATTCAGGCTGATACTGATGTTGAAATAGATGTCTACTCCATGCTTCCTGAGAATCCCGAACAGGAGCTAAAGGAGTTAAACACCGCCTTAGCCCTAGCCTTCCAAGCCATGCAAGCCCCTCAAACTATGCAGAAGTTGGCTCAAGAGGGTTACACCTTTGGACTCGCTCCCCTTATCGAACAAGTCCTCATGCGACTCAAGATACGCAACCCCGATGTATTCAGACGCATTAAACCCGAAGAGTCCCAGGGTTTTGTCTCTGTCTCAGAAATCCGTGCGGCAGAATCAAATGTTCAGGCGGTCTTAGCTGGCTCCCCTCAAGTACCATCCCCTCCAGCTCCTAATCAAGACCATGTCGCACGGATCGAGATTTACACAAGTATCTTAGGTGTAATTCAGGAACTTGGAGATACCGCCGCTAGCCAAATGTTACAGCAACTTATCCAAATCCATCAGGCTCTCTTGGATGAGATTATGAAGAAGGAAGCGGGAGAAGGGAAAATAGTGGATACGAAACAATTTGGAATCAAGCCAATAGGAGCTCTCTCTTAATGTACGTCATAGTCAAGAAACATGCCTCTCACTCCATGTTCCGACCCCATTGGAATAGCTCCATGCAAAAGTTCTATCATACCAAGGAAGATTACCTGGGGGATTTGAAGAAGCATAGTCTTGAGCCTTATAAGCAAATCGAGGAACCCAAGTCTAAGCCCTATGAGTTATCTCCTGATTCTCGCCAGATGATAAGACAGGCAGGGGAGTATGACAGACGCAAGGAGAAACCAGGCTCCCGTTTCGTTACGGCTCTAAACAGTCTTGGAGTTTCAAGTAAACCCAAGTGGATAAGTGATGCGGAATCATTGGTAGGAGGATTTAAAAATGAACAAGAAGAAGAAAGGTAGAAAAGGAGGAACCTGTGGCTATTAAAACTGTAGTAGAGGGATTGTCAACATCCCCCGTTTCCTGGAATACTGGGGGTCGTCCGTCCAAGCGTGACATTGTAAAGAATCCCCCACGTCAGATAAGCCAGCTTGGAAGTTCTACTTGGGAATCCAATGTCCCTGGAAAGGCTCCCATAACTGGTAAGGGACAAAAATGAGCGTTTTTTCATTCTCTAAAAATTCTCACCCTATATTTCCTAAGTTAGGAAATGGAGATAGGGTAACTCTTTTTATAGAAGCTACAGTTAGGAACGATGAGGGCTCTTTCCTAAAATTTGAAGTATCAAAGTTTGATGTGGGCAAGGTCAAGTCAAAACGCCACCCATCAGAGGTTATGCGTGATATGCACGTGGAGCCTGTAGATTAACTGACCAACCTATAAGGAGTCGTTATGGCAGAACAAATTGTAACGCAGACAGCACCCGAAACTAAACCCGCTGTCCAAGCAACCGAAGTTACAAAGGTTGACGACATTGTCTCACGTGTCTCAGCTTTCAAAGCACAACCGAAAGAGGGAGAGGCAACTTCCCCTGCGGATGCTATATCTTTCAACGTCAAGGATTTTGAGAAAATCCAAGACCCAGCCGCCCGTAAACTTGCTGAAGACGCCTACAAGTCAATGCAGGCTGACTATACTCGTAAAACTCAAAGCCTGGCGTCAGAGAGAAAACAGATGGAATCTCTCAAGGCACAGTTAGAAGACTCTGGGAAATTTTCACCCCAGAAAATCGAGCAACTGTTAAATAATCCATCCTTCGTCCAAGCGGCGAGAGAATATGATGCTTCCCGTAAGCAAATCTCCACTTCCCAAAACGGTTCTGGAGAACTTACTGATGAAGAATTTTCATACCTTGCACCTGAGCAACAGAAACTCTACCTAAGCCAGAAGAAGATGCAGGCTGAAACCCAGACTATGTTTTCCAATCTGAGCAATGAGCTTCTGTCCATGCGTACTCAGAAAGAGGATTTAGACCTCTCTGGTCGCTATAAGAACTACGACCCTAACGTAATCAATCAAACCTATCAAGACATGATGTCTGGGAAACTGACCGCCACACGTGAGCATTTGTACAAGGCGGTTTACCATGATGACAATGTCAAGACGGCGTATCAAATGGGTCGTGAGGATGAACGAAACGGAATTGCAGAGAAGCGAAACGCCTCTACACAAGTCAGTGGGATTACGACACAGAAGATAGACGCTGATGTCCCCATTCGGCAAAAAGGTGAGTCATTTCAAGACCACTGGAAGCGTATCGTTGAATCTGCCAAAGCCAAGGTAGGCCAAAGGTAAACAATGGGAGATTTTAATGTCTAACGAACTATTTATTCCAAGCATGACGGGTGATGGGAATTTACTTCTCACTACCACGATTGCGAATTATCGGAAGACGTTGGTTGACAATATCTAGACCGAAAGGTTATGGAGCGGTAATGATACGACTTAGTGATTTACAACTTGGATACATAGCAGGATTAATTGACGGTAAAGGAAGTATAGGAATAACTAGCTTCCAAAAAAAGAATGGACGCTATCAATTTCAGGTTCGTGTATCTATCCATAATTGCAATAAGGATGTGATGAATTACATCATGTCAGTTATTGGTTGTGGTCATGTAAATCATCGAGACAGGTCAATGGGTCTTAAAAACTGGAAGGACTCTTACACATGGTCAGTTACGTGCCAAAATGCTTTTGAACTTCTTGGTATCGTAAAAGATCACCTGATTATAAAGAAGCGTCAAGCTGAAGTTGCTATTGAAATGCAAAAGACATTTCTTGATATTAAAGAGAATCAGTTTGGGTGTAATGGACTTCCTAACTCATTCATTGAAAAACGTATGAGTTTAAAGAGCCTTATGCACGACCTTAATCGTAAAGGACGTAGCACTACTGACAAGGTTGCGAACTCGGAGAAGCCCCTGCTTTGTAGCGAGGTAACCCCGAACCAAGCTGAGGGAACTATTCCTCTGGCGTGCGTAGAGACTAATGTGCAACCCCCGAAAGGGATGATATAGTCCGGCACTCCGAGGAAACTCGGAGATTAACAAGCTGATAATGATGTCCCCGTTTTCCGAATCTTAAACGAGAACGGACGCAAACGCACAATAGGCGGAGGCGTCAGTATCGTAGAACATTTGTTACACAAAAAGCAGACCGATGGCGGTTTCTTCTTGGGGAAAGACCCTTTAAATACGTCCCAAGGCGACAACACCATGCTTTGCGAATTTCGCTGGCAGAACGCTTACGAGCCTATCCAAATCACCTTTGATGATGAGATGGATAACAACTCGGATAATGAGAAGCTCCTCGACCTAGCGGGTATTCGCATGCAACAGGCAGAAATGGCACTAAAAGATAGGATGGGGCAGGCATTGGTTACTTCAGTCGCTGGAGCCAACAACCTTATCCCTCTATCTACCTTAGTTGCAACTGGAACTCTCGGAACAATCGCAGGCGGAACGGATACGTTCTGGCAGGCGACGAATACGACCTCTGGTGCTTTTGCCACTCAGGGTTTGACGGATATGCAAACCCTCTATGGTGTCTTATCATCCTCATCCACGACAGATACTCCGACTCACATTCTCACGACTCGGACTGTCTACAACAAATATGAGCAGACAAGGCTTCCTCTAGAGCGTTTGATGAATACCTCAACTGGAGCTGCTGGATTCACGAATTTAACCTTCAAGGGTGTACCTGTCATTTGGAGTCAGTACATTGATTCAGGTGTCCTCTATATGTGCAATGCGAACTACTGGAATCTGGTAGTTCACTCACGTGTAGATTTTGTGACGACTGAGTTCATTCGTCCTGCGAACCAAATGGTTAAGGTGGCATTTATCCTCTGGAGAGGAAACCAAACGACGAATAACAGACGGCGATTTGGCAAGCTCAACACGATTTCTTAATAGGGAGGACTAAATAAAATGGCAGCAGCAATTACGCCTAGTACGACCTATAGGGAATCGCTTGGTTCTTTAACTCTCATCATCGCAAAGTTCGCCAATACTCTCGATACTGGTGATACTTGGGATTCTGGTATTCCGGGAATTGTAGCTCATTGGGCTGTAGCTACGGATGTTCCCGGAACTCAGACTAACTCAGGTGTAGCAGTTTCGGAGTCGAGTGATACTTTTACGTTTAGTCCCGATGAGGATAACCAAGCTGTTACGTTGTAGAAGATACCCCTAGGTCTGAAATTGACCTAGGGGGGCAAGGTAAAAGGAGAAATAAAATGTCAACAAATGCAACAAGTTATTTCAGTAACGCCTATCCTGGGGATAATGTCCTTTTTGACGGCAATATCTTCAGGGCAGATGCGATTGCCTCACCTAAGTATCCTGTGGGATTTAAGGTAAGCCGTTCCGATGGCTCTATTTTCAGGTACAGCCATTATGGTGCTACTTGCAATCGTGGTGTGCTAGTTTCGCCTGATATTAACGAGCTAAACATTCCTGATACGGATAATGGCATGGTTGCCCCCGCATCTGCGAATGACACCACGGATGGTACGATTTATAGCCGATTTATCCAAATCACAATGGCGGGTATTGTAGCTGACCAGTTCAAGGGCGGCTACCTTATTACCACTGATGGTACGGGAATTGGTTATACCTATCGTATCAAAGGTAACACGGCGACGGGTTCAGGGGTTGGTTCGTCTACAACCGCTTATCGCATGGAACTGTACGAACCGCTTCAGATTGCTATTGATTCGACAACCGACTATGCAATTATCGGTTGCCAGTATTACAACCTTGAGATCGCAACGACTACTGACGCAACCGTGGTCGGAGTTTCTAAGGTCACAATAGCAGTAGCAAATCCATACGCCTTTACCCAGACACGTGGCGTATGCGGTGTGTTGCTTGATGCCTCAACAGTCCCTGCAATCGACGGTGCTATGATGGCACTTTCAACCCTGACTGCCGGTGCAGTTTGTGCTTATGTCGGCGGGACTATCGGCACGGTCTCCGTTATCGCAGACTTCCGTATCCGAATCGTTGGTTATTCCCTCGACCAAGGTGATGCGGCAGGTCAAGCCTCTATCTTCTTGCAGTGCGAATAGGAAGATAGGTTAAAACAATGGGAGAGATTCCTAGAATCTTGGTGGGTCTTGCTATGGGGCCTTTACCAGACCGAAGGTTCTTTGAGTCTCTCCCTTTGTTTGCTAAACAAGTTTCGGAACGGGGGATAGCTGACCTCACGTTCTTTTGGGTATGGAATAAGCCTTTGGTAGACGCTCAGAACGAGTTTGCTGAGAAGATGTTGTCTGAGGATTTCAACTATCTACTTACCATCGAAGATGACCACCACGGGTTCAATGCCGATATGCTTAAAGCCTTGTTATCTCAAGACGCAGAGGTAGTCTCCATATCCTATCGTTCTCGACATTTCCCCTTCTACAAGATTCCAATGCACGGTTCATCTACACCTGAAATTCGCTCCAAGAAGTTTTTTGGTTCTAATCATGTAGAAGGATTTCATGAGGCGGATTTGTCAGGGTTTGGCTTTACTCTAATCCGTAAGGATGTGTTCACTCGGCTAGAGAAGCCTGTGTTTCGCCTCAACATAGACAACTATGATAGTGCTGGCCCCCGTGCCACTGACATAGATTTCTGCAATAGGCTTCAAGAGGCAGGAGGAAAGATTATAGGATGTTATGACTACATTCTCCCTCATAGGGACTTGGAAGAATCGGTGTACAAAGAGATGCTGGTTGATGGAATTTTAGCCCGTCATTCCATGTTCACAAGGCTTCACTCAATGATGACAGAGAACAAAAAGTATAAGGAGATTCTATGCAAGGTGTAGCGGGAGATCAACTTGTAACTGCGGATTTAGCTGTAGGTACATCAGGAGCCCCAATCAGAGTTTTCTCCATGCACATTATTTCGGGTGCGGGAGGTGGAGCTATTGTAAACCTCCGCTCAGGGACAGCTGTTGGTGATACAATTAGAATTAAGGAAACAGGAACCGCTTCCCAAGGCAAAACTTTCACCTATGGGAAGTATGGATACCTATTTGAATCAGGTTGTTTCTGTGATGTGGACGCTAATACTACCAGTGCATTAGTAACCTTCATCAAGGAGGCTTAAATGGCTGGCTCAACACTTTTAGTCGCTGATGGAGTTATTGGTGTATCAGGTAAACCTGTCAGAATCTACGGTCTTCATGTGCTTTCAGGTGCAGCAGCGGGTGCGGTTAAACTTTACAATGGAACTACCAATGGTGGTACTTTGTATGTTCATGAAGTCTGTGGAACGGTAAGCACGGGAAACGAATTTGACTACGGGGATAACGGCATCTTATTCCCTAGCGGTTGTTACTATGAAGAAGTTGTAGATGCTAACGTAACATCAACTCTTGTCTCTCATGAGCAAGAAAATTGATTCACTCTAAAAGGAGAATGTTATGCCGTCATATAAGAGTATAGGTGGAGTGTGGTTTGCGGCAGATGAAGTTCATGTCGATAGGGAAACAGGCGAGGTTTATAAAGGGCCTGACCGTGAAGCGTCTGCGTTCATTAAACAAGAGACAGGCGGACTTTCAGATAACATAGGAATGAAGGCTACAGAAGACCCGCAAATCATGGAAGTCGCTCGTCAGCATGGTTTAACCGTGGAACAATGGATGGAGCGTAATAAGCCATCTGATGCCCAGGTTAAGGCCAAGGTGGAAGCCGACGCTAAGGTGGTGACACATAGAGATCAAGACCCAAAGCCAGAGGTTGAAACTTCCACGCTCGGTGGGTTTAATGATGCTGATGTATCCCCTATTGATGCTTACGAAGCTAAGAAGCGGGGTCGTCCAAGAAAGGGGTAATCTATGCCAGCAGTAACGGTTTTAGCGGCATCTTCTACTGAGATAGTACCTGAAGATTATGCAAGGACATTGGTAGTGGTTGCCAATGCTGATGCCTCAGCTAATATTCATATAGCTTTCGGTGTAGCGGCTACCACTAATGATGCTTACATAGCTCCAGGCGGTAACATGACCATAGATGAACCCCGATGTAAATGCGCTATCAATGGTATTTCATCGTCGGGTAACATCACAGCTAAGTATTCTAAGCTGAGTCTTGGAACATGAGTGATTTTAGGATAGATAAGCCAGATACAGCTAAGGGCCTTACAGCAGGTTCCAATACCCAAGTTCTATTCAACGATGGTGGTTCTATAGCTGGGGATGCAGGATTAACTTATAATAAAACCACTGATGTTCTAACCATCACTGGTGGTACAGTAAATGGTGGGGCTACTGATAACGCCACATTCGATTCCGACGGAGACCTAACTTTCAATGGAACCGCAGATTACCTTGTAGGTCCAGACAAGTACGCATTTCGATATTCCCTAGACGAAGATGCTGGCTTGTACTTTAATTCAGTTACTCAGGATATTGAGGTAAAGAGCTTAACTGGGGTTTCGGTTATTGGCTTTGGGGTAGACGGTCACATGACTATTGAGGGGGTCACCTCTACGGGGGCCACTGGAACTGGGCGATTCGTCTTTGACACCTCTCCCGTCCTCGTCACCCCCACCCTCGGAGTGGCGACGGCTACCCGTCTTGGCGTGGGTGTGGCGGCGGATGCAACAAAGAGACTTTTAGTCCAATCAACTGATGGTTCTAGTGGACAAGTACAAATTTACCATGACAATACCAATGGGAATATATTTTCTTCCTCCGGGGCTTTAGTGCTTTCTGCACCACCAACACAGCCATTATATATTGGCCCCTTCAACTATTTTTCTCAAAGTAACCCAACCTCGGATGGTTCTGCTCCATTGGCATTTTGGTTTTTTCAGGGGGCGACATCCGCATTAGGAGCTGGTAACTTTTCAATGTTCTGGCAGAGCATGGCAAAAGACCAATCAGCTATTCTTTCAGAAAACGGATTGTTTCAGGATATTTCTGGAGATTATAATAATGGAACTCATGTAAATATTCAATCGACATCAGACCATTCGTGGGCTTACACCGCAGGACTTCATGGAACAAATGGAATTGGTATGGTTATTGTTACTGATGATACTAATAGTACAAATATTCCACTAAAGATTTATACCTCATCAGCAAACGGAAGTGCAACTCAGAATCTTATCGACATTAAAGCGGCTCAAAAGTACCAAGACGATTCTGTTCTTGGGGCGTTCACCGGAAACTTCATCAATTTTGACAATGCAACAGTAAACAAATTCAAGGTTTCTTCTGCTGGAAATGTGACTGCCGCAGGAACAATCAATGTTACAGGCCACACTACTTTCGAGGGTGTTACGTCCACAGGAGCAACTGGAACCGGAAAGATTGTTTATGACACGACTCCAGCTTTTTCGAGCACTATCGCTACCGATGGGAATGAACAGCTTGCCTACGATATAGTCAAACACACCATTACGGCAACGGACGTTACTAATACCTTTGCCTCTGAGGCATGGACAAAAACGACCGTCGAAAAGATTGCTTCGATAAATCTAAACATCTACGACCCGGCTGCTTCTCCAAAAACAAATGCCCGTTCTTTGGATGTGGCTTATTTTTTAGATGGAGTTGGTCTTATTGCAATCAACTCATGGGCAGATTTTGTAGCAGGCAGAGTATTGACTTGGTTTGTGGTTTATGAAAAGTAATATGACTTATATTCTACAAGACGGAGCAGTAGGTTCACCATTCCAGACATAGGAGAATATATGACACTTCAAGAACTGAAGGCAGAGGCTTACGACATACTGGCTCAAATTGAGAAGTTACAACTTAAGTTACGTCAGTTGAATCAAGAGATAGGTAGAGAACACATGCTTGCCAATGAAGAAAAATATGGCATACGTCCCTCTATATAATGTTGAGGAACTACTAGGGATTGCTCAAGAAATAGCCAATGACTCAAACTGTGATAGAGAAGCCAAAAGTGGAGTAAAATGACTGACCCCTGCACAAAAGAAGAAGACATTGGAATGTTCAAAGAGTTTATGCACAACTACAAAGGTGTGAGAACTGTTTTAGCTGGTGTGGTAGTAGCTATTATTCTGCAAGTTGGAACTTTCCTGTACCTCTGGGGAGGTCTTACAAATACAGTAGCCAAGAACTCTGATTACATCTGGGGAGAAATGACCCTAAGCACTAGAGAGAATACACGAAACTTAGACAGACTCATGGCAAAACTTGAAACTATCAAGATAATTGCTGTGATGGATAATAACACAATAAAGTAACAGGAGGATATATGGCGTTCATAATAGGCGTAATAATCGGGGCTGGAGCTGTGTATGTTTTAGTGTCACTCAACATAATCAGAATAGGCAAGAAATCATAAGGAGAATCTCATGGAGTTCTTACATCACCTAGTAGTCTCAGTGACTTCACCAGTGAACTGTGCAGTAAATCTAGGAAAAGACGTAGTTCTAGCTGTTGGGCAGTTTGTTACCTGTGTCGTTTCTAACATTCAAGGTATAGTCTAGTGTCTCAAGAAGAAATCTGGAGTTGGAAGAAGTTCTTTAAGGGGTTCTTTGTCGGGAAGAACTATGCAAAGGCTCTGGTGATGATGTTCTGCATGATGGTCATTATCGTGATAGGGTTCTCTGTCTATTCTACTGTGATGAGATACGCTAAGCCGAAACCAGTCATTCCTACTTCTTCTATAGGGACTAACTCAGGTACAGTTACTAACCAGACTGATACTTCAAACAGAGAGAAGAAGTCATGGCAGTTATTCGGAGGGTTGATTCAGATAAATTCTTAGGAGGATAAGTGCTTACTTTTGCCGATATAGTTACTGAAATTAAATCCAGAGGTATCAAATCCGAGGGTGGAACGGAATTTGATACGTCAATTAAGAATACAATCAACAACTCCCTCTTTCGTATAGTTAGAGAAGCTAATTGGAAAGTGTTAAGGCGAACCGCCACCTTTGAGACTGAGGCTGAATACACCACGGGTACAGGAGCTGTAACGGTAACCAACGACTCCAAATCCGTCACAATTACGGGAGCTACACTTCTTACCGATGGAATCCAGGTTGGGCGACGCCTGGACTTAGGCGGGTCAAGTTTGCGGTACAATGTGGATACGATTACAGGAGAAACAACCTTAACCACTGACATTAAATACGACGGAACCTCATCCGCTGTCCAATCCTATAAAATCTACGGGCGTGATGAGTACAATCTCCCTGCCCAAGTAGGAAAAGTCGCCTTCCTTTGGCATGAATATTTTGGCTCTCCGTGTGTCTTAAACTATCATCCATCCTTTGATTTCCTTGGGTGGGGAACGCAACTGACTAATGAAGGTACTCCTACTGACTACTGGACTTGGACAGAGGATATGGTGCTTAGACAGCCAAATGCCGCCTCAGTTGTCCGTATAGCAAGTTCATCGGCTTCTGATACAGCGAAGGATGTGATTGTGTACGGGATAGTTTCTGGATACCCCGACCAAGAAACTATTACGACCAACGCTTCTGATGGGACTACGGCAGTTTCAGGTTCTAAATCATTCTCTAAGATTGAGAGGATAATCAAGGATGCCTCAACTGTAGGGCGAATTACCTGCGATACTAATACTGCA